CGTCAGTTAATGATAAGATAGGCATACGAAACACTAACGCTGGTAATTTACAAGAATTAACTTCTACTGCATGGCTTCCCGCAGGACGCAAAGAGTTCTTTGTAGGCACCCCCGCTCAGGGCAGCTTTTCAGGTAATTACTGTGAAAGCCAAGGTGGGCTAAACCAAGATGAGAGATTATAAGGATATTTAACAGATGGCAATATTTAATCCCAATTTTTTTACTGATCCAGGCCACGCTTTAAATACAGAGTTTGGGATTCCTAGTTGCATTGTAAATTTAACCGCAGGAGCATTAGGGCTTATGAGTAATAAAGGGCTAGGGCAGATAGCAACAGCTATACAAGCGGGAAAAACAAATGCTAGGACTGCTATTTCTCAGCTTTTTGAGGATACTTTTACCAAATGGGGCATTCTATCTTATGATATGGCTGATGGGAAGTTAAGTTTATTCACCGAAAATAGTCCTTTTGGGATAGATTTAAGCTTTGCTTCGGGCCTTGCTGAAGTAAATGCCAATTTAGGTGAATTAGAGGATCTTTACAATCAAGGAGTGGCTCTAGCGGGGGAGGTAGGAGAGTGTATTGATCAGTTTAAGTCATGGATGGACTCTAAAGGTCCCTCTGAACTAACTGGTGTGGGAGGCTTAGGAGGTGGAAGCGATAATGCTTATACGGAAAGCTATCGACAAGCCGAATTCGCAATTGCCCAGAACCAAGCCCAGGCTGCGGTAGATTTTATAGATTCTTGCAATCAAACTCTTTTAAATATTGGAGAAGTCTTAGCCTCCAGATCACTAGAAGAGGAGGCAGAGATTGCAGGAGGGTCTTGCTCGCTTGCAGGTTATGATGATGAGCAGTCCTGTGTTGAGGCAGGGGGTGTTTGGACCCCTTCAGATGATCCCATCTTTAGATTAACGTATGGTGCCCCAGTGTCTAAATTGGGCGTATTTATTTTATCAGAAGATGGCATCTACTATGATTCTCAAACTACAACATATAATGGAAAGGACATCCCTTCTCCTTCGGATATTGGTGTAGTATTAAACGCACAAGCATGGAAGCTTGATTATGCACCCAATCTCGGAGGAAAAGGAACTATCGTTACTTTGGATGATGTTAACAAATATGTAGATACCTTTTTTGATCCCAACAAAATTGATAACACTTTAACTACTTACTATGACGTTGACCATTTTCTATCCGTTCTTGAATCACAAAAACAAAAACTATTATTTGATACTTCCGCTCAGATATTGGAATTGCTATCAGGGGGGTACAACGAAAATTCTGCTTTAATTATTAATCACCGACAGTCATTGTTAGCAGTTATATCGTCGTTTAATGAAAAAATAAGAAAAAGAAAGAAGCAAATTGAGATTGCGGTTAAAGCATCTAGTGAGTTTGGAGCAATTACACAATTTCCTCCTGGACACATACCTATTAACGACTTCTCCTACCTAAGCTCGGTTAACCTTAACGTCTCGCTGGAGCAACAACAAAGGCTTATCTTTGAATCAGGATCTGTAGAGGACATAGTATTGCCCATTAAGCCTATCTTTGTAAGAAGTTATGGGTCTGAAGCTGCACAATTAAATTTACCTTTTAGTGTTCCTACTATTGGAGTGGGGTCGATTCTTATTAATAATGGTGTTTCCTCTATTACGATGCCTTCTCTCTCTATCACTGACACTATTGTAACCGATTCTCTTTTTGGTGTATATAATTTCCTAGAAGCGAAAGGGGTCCCTCCAGGCCCGTTCATCGCCCCACCTACTGAGTTCTCAGGTGATCTTCCTTATCTGCCTGATCCGACGATATTCGGAAGAGATATAGGAAGCGGTGAAGGCTATGATGATCCAACCGTAGGTTGGATGGAGGCACACGGAAGTATTAATTGCGCCCAAAAAGGAGTCCGATATAACGCCCAGTTGTTGGGAAAAAACTCAAAGCTTTTCGCTTCAGGTGTAAGCATTCCGTATCTTACGGGCATGGTTACTATAGATCCCACTACTAAAAAAATTGTTGATTACGGTTCAGTCTGTCGCTTACCAGATGGAGATGCTTTTCAAAACTTTCTATATAATAAATCAGGTGGAACTTTTGAGTGTTGGTTACACATGCCTAACTATGGAGTATCTTCTAATTTTTATGAGAGTGGGGAGTCTACTGTTTTAAATCCAAATCCTGGAGATGGGCGATGGGGAGATTATAATTACTATAAAATAATTTTAGCTAATGAAAATGTGGGAGGGGAAATCGACACTAATGTTAGTGCCATTTTCACTGCACAAGGAACTGATTCGGTGCGTGGGATGTTAATGGGTTTTACTAGAGACCCCTCTATTTATTCTAAGTCTCTTATTGTTCCAGGCAGTGATACGGACCCAGGAGCTAATGCAAATATACATGTGTCGAGCACTACTGCATCAAGCTGTTTCTTTATTGCGCCAACCATGGCTATTAATAATAATGCTGTTACCTTTACTCCGAAGGGGACTGATTGTATTTCAGAGGGGTTTGCGAAAATGACCATAGATGATAAGTTAACGGTAGGTTCTAAAAAGTTTACGGACGTATCGGAACAATTTATGCATTTGGCTGTTTCCTTTGATACCTCTTCGGATGAGTGTCGAGTATATCTTGATTCTCAATTAATGGCAACATCTAGTTTGAGTGAGGTTTTTGGGGTGCAAAAATATCAACCCCCGTATCTACCTACTTTCAAAGACCCTGCTGATAGCTTTGAATACGGTACGAATAATGTTAATCAAGCTCTTAATACTAATTATTTTGATAACGGGCCTGTAAATGACCCCTTCTTTACTCCCTGGATTTTGGGTGGAGGGTGGACTGATGGAATGCCTTTTAATTCAACAGGTACTTCAGGAGGATTTATGGGAAACCATCATGGGTGGATGAGCGGATTAGGTGGGCACCTAGGAAGCGTTAAATTTTATCTTAAACCTCTATCTACTACAGAGGTTAAAACTAATTATGATGCCCAAAAAGGCTACTTTAAGAATATACTAACATGAGCACTACTACAGTTTTTGGTCGCTTACCCAACAATAATATTAAGCCAGATATAATCAGCGCAAAAGAGGGCGGTGGCCTGTTAGGGGTTCACTACCCTTTATACGATAAAGAGTCTGCCTCCAAAGGTATTTTTAACAAAACAGCCTCTTTTGAGCTATTAAAAAGTGAGCTTCGACAATTCATTCGCACAGAGCGCGGTGAGCGTGTAATGTTGCCTAACTTTGGATTATCTTTAAAAAAGTTTCTCTTTGAACCACTTACGCTAGAGGTAGAGGATGCTTTGCACGAAGAAATTATTTTTGGGATTAGACAGTATGTTCCGCAAGCAAGAATTATAAAACTATCGCTTAAGAGTGGGGACACAATTTCTGGGCTTGGTCTTCCTGGAATAAAAATTTCGCTACTAGTGGGGCAACGGGACACTACTAACCAAGGGGTTTTGGAGATTAATATATGAAGGATTATGAAATACCAACACGAATTCCGTTTACAACGGTAAACTCTGATTATCAAAAGCTTATTCAAAGTGGAGATAATTATAGTAATAAAAAAGAACTTATTGATTATGCAGCAACTGATTTTGTGGATTTAAGAAATTCTTTAATTTCTTATATGAAAGCAGTCTACCCTACAGACTATCAAAACTTTTCTGAGTCGGACTATGGTATGATGTTTACTGAATTAGTTGCCTACATGGGCGCTATTATGTCATTTAAAGCCGATGCATTAGCTAATGAAAATTTTATAAGTACGGCCCAAAATAGACGAAATGTTAAAAAATTACTTCAGTTAATTGGGATATCTATGAAGGGACCCACCTCTGCTGCGGCGAACGCTCGGCTCGTCCTTGGGTCTGCGGAAACAGGCGCTTTTTCGATAGCAGCTAACGATAGAACTTTTTCCATTCCTTCACCTTTTGATGGAGCCCCTATTCAGTATACGTTATATACAACGAGTAACGGCAAAATCCTAGGAATGGGTTCTGACTCTTCTCAATTAGATTTATCTGGAAGTGATTCAGAAGAAGGGGTAGGTATTGAATTTAATAATTTAGCATTATTAGAAGGAACTTTAGTCGAAGAAACGGGGGTTTTTAATAGCACGGATGTTTTTAAAACTCTCACACTAACCCAAAATCCCGTTGTAGAGAATAGTACACAAATATATGTTGTTGATGTGGGTCCCCTCGGAGGGGAGTACACTCAGGTTCAAAATGTGTTGTCTGCTTCAGGACCTACAGATAAAATATTTGATGTAAGATATGACGATTTATATAATGCTACTATTCGATTTGGCGATGGAGTAGTGGGAGCGAGTCCCCCTAATGACTCAGCCTATAGAGTTTTATACAGAGTAGGGGGAGGCTTAAGGGGTAACCTTTTAGGCTCTACTATAAATTCTCCTCTTACTATAAGTACAGGAAAGACGGGCACTGTAACAAATACTAGCCAAGCCACAGGTGGGTTGGACGCAGAAACCATCGCCAGTGCAAAAAAGTATGGCCCTTTAGTATTTCGGCAACAAGACAGGCTTGTGACCTTAGAAGATTTTAAAGCATATGTTTCTAGATATTCCAGCCCCACAGGAGGCCAGTGTATTGGAACTGCGGTTACTCGTAAGGCGTATTCTTCAGCAAATATAATTGATTTATATGTTTTACAGAAAGCCAATGCCAATCAACTTCAGCGAGCTACGGTAGAATATAAGACTCATTTATTATCTGATATGGAAACAAAAAAAATGCTTACAGATAGTGTGAATGTAGTTGATGGGTTAATTCGAACCGTAGACTTGGTTACAACTATCTATTCCGATGTAGCGTTTAGAGATTTAGAGGAATCTATTAAGATTGACGTAGCAAGTCGGATACTTCAATACTTTTCTTATACAAATTTAGGTTTCGGAGCCGAATTTGCTCCTCAAACCCTAAATCGAAAACTCTATGATATAACGGAGGTGAGATACTCCACTATTGACAACATTAAAGATATAATAACGCCTCAATTTAATGAGGTAGTTCAACTCAACAACTTAACTATTAATGTTGAGTTCGTATAAATGGCACAAAATTATTTTAAAAGAAACTTTGTAGATGCAGTCGAAATTATCACGCCCGATTTGTATCTAGAGGATGATTTTGCTGTCAGCGGCATTCAAGTCGCGGACATTAATGAAGTAATTAATAGCCACCTTTTTTCGGCTGAGAAAGTTGCATCTACACTGGCTTTGTCGAGCATTGTCGGATCTAACTTGTTTAGTGCTTTGGGGAATATAAAGGGGTTCTCTCAGTACTTTATTAAGCAGAATAAACTCACAAATATTACTACCCAACATTTTCAAGATAAGATATTAACACCCCTTAGTATAAAAATATCTTCTTATTCTACTTCTGGTCTTTTTGCCACTTACCTCAGTGGGACACTTTTACCCAAACTTTATCTTAAGTCTCCGACTCTTCTTACAGATACTTCCTCTGTGTTTGGAACTAGTGTTGAGGATACTGTAAAGTATTTGTTAGAGAATTTAGGGTGGTTAGCTTTATTAAATTCAAGTGGCCCTGCTTACGATGGGTCTACTATTATTGCTTCCACTTTTATAAAAAAGGTTTATGATAATAAAACAAGTTACCAAATAAATGATGGAGTAAAAGATTACCAAGAATATTTATGGAAAAATTATTCATCGTTCAGTTCTATTGATTACAGAGTTATTCCTGACCGCTTTACTTCGGGAACGGGAAGCTATACGAGCGGTAATCAAAACCTAGATAAGCTCAAAACTCTCGTGGATGTAATTTATTCTCCGTTAACTTTGGATCAAGATGATACTTTAGTACAAAACGCATTTCAAAATTATATAAACACTGATTCTCTACTAACTTCTACTGAGTCTGCTGGCCCCTTCTCTAAATTTTTACGGGGTATTGCGTACAGCATGTATGATATAAATGATCAGGTAGCGGGTCTAGAGAATTTATTATCTATTGATAAGTGTCCTGCGGAATACCTTCCTTTATTGGCTGAGATGATAGGGTGGCGGCTGTACGGGAAAAATGAGCAGTCTTGGCGTAACCAACTCCAGAATGCCGTTTCTATTTATAGGAAGCGAGGAACAAAACAAGGATTGATAGATGCTTTTAATGCTATTATCATTCAGAACCCCATTAATACCAGTGGGGCTCTTACGGAGTTATACGAATCTTATGTTCCTAGGTTGATTTTTTATGCTTTAATGACGGAAAGCCCCTTATTTGTGGATGAAAATTCGTATACTCAAGCAGACGCTTTGGCGCATGGCTGCGCGTGGGAACCCCAAAATATAGTATTCAATGTAAGGGCAGTCGTTGATAAAATTATACAGGATTCAGTCGCTCGTTTCCCTGACTTGTTCCGTCTTAAGGGTGATCCGTTTAGGATTACTCGCTTGGTAAATGGAAGGGGTTGGTTTGGGCCTGTTATGGAGCTTGGGAATATGTGGGTTACCGCAAAGGAAAATGAGGAGGGAGAGTTAATCCCCACAGAGCCAGCTTACGAAGTAGAGACCCTTGCTGATCCTGATTTTGTTTTTAATTATAGAGGAAGCAATCATCCTATCCCTCCATGGAATCATGAAAAGTTTTATGCTAATTGTGCTATAACATCCCCACTTATTAATTTTATAAAAACGAGCTTAGATAAGTTCTGTGTACCTAAATCAATGATTAATGCTTTGGGGGATTATGTTTATCAGTACACTGTCGCAGGACACCCCACTTCGGACTTATATATTGACAATGGTTTTGTATTTTTTACTTCTAGCCAGCATTTTGCTCCTAACACAGAAAGTATTTTAGCCAACTATGATTCTAAAGATTATGATTATCTAAGTATGTGGAGCGGAAAATCCTCTACGTTTGATTTTAGTGTGCATGGGGGAGAATTTATTGCGGAAGTTTTCGGGGATGTGTCTTCTATACATACTGTTAATGAGATTTTAGAGTCTTTAGCTGTGGTCAACGACATGACTCCCGCCAAGGCTATCCCTAAAGTTAAATTTTCTAAGAAGGCTTTTGAATCAGCTTCAGGCGCGGATTACCTCTGTCCATCCGTTAGACTCCCATTCCAGGAAGTTCAGGATCAATCAGGGGCCATAGCAAATACTGAGGTGTGTGGGGTATTTGATCGAGGGACAGGATACGCTTTGGGGTATCAAAAATACCCAGACTACGATGATTCACGGAGTACGGTAAGCCACGCTAATGTTCCAGTGTTTGAGAAAGTTCAAGTCGAGTACGGATTTAATGTACTTAGTTCAGTAATTAATACTTCGGCTACCGTTCCAGATACGAGCGCCATCCCAAGAAGAACAATTAGACGCAGAAACTTTCAAAACGCGATTCCAAAATCTGGTTGGTTTGACAGGGCGGGTAGAAATATGCCGTGCTTCTATAACAATACTAGCTCTCTTTTGGATTTTGTTCCTTTAGGTTATAATGCTTCGACTGGAGGATATGCGCCTCCGAATGCGGATAATCTTTTGGGGGTTTATGGTTTATTAGATTGTAGTACAACTACTTCAAATAAAAATTACTTTGGGGTGGATGTAAGTAATACTTTTCTTACAAGATCCAATGCATCCTTATTGTTTTCCTCTTGTGATCAGTTCGTACGAAGGGGAATGCTTCCTGAAGCGGTAAAGTTATTTTTCGATTTAGAAGAAAAAAGAAAGTATGCGATTTCTAGAGATATTTTAAAAGCTAATTATTTTGCTTTAAATGGTGCTGCAAGGTCTTGGGAAAATCTAGTAGCTAATTTTGCTAATGTACTCCCTGACCAGGGATACAGTAAATATTATTCTCCTGCTTTAGATATTCGAAAGCTAAAGGAGACTCCTCACGGAGTTCACTATATTTACCAAATATTTAATCAATTCTTTTCGGGAGGGACTCACTCGTATGATTATTTACCTGAAAACTTTTTAACCACCTATAAAATGGGAGGTCCCAATATTCTATCTCATATTTATGGTCCAATATATGAGAATTCAAACTTTAAGATGGATGGGAGTGCCTTGTCCGTAAGTGCCCAACTCGTGTCTAAATCTCTTAACAATATTTATCCAATTAACTTGGCAGTTAGTACCGCATCGTTAGCAAGTATTGGATTAAAGGAAGATAATTTAACCACGCAGCTACTTGAAAACACGCAATATTCAACCAAGCATATTTTAAGTGGGATAGTTTTTGTTGATTCTTCTACTGCACTTACTCCTACTAATGAATTTGTAGTTCTTGATTTAGATCCACAAAGCTTGCCTAGTGAAAATGAGGAATATTTAATAAATAATAGAAATATGTTGATGAGATCTCGTAGTCATGGACTTCCTAGGATACGGTTTGGTTTACGGAATACCCAACAAAATAATATTCTACTGCCTGATCATGAATTTGAATTAACTTTAAACTATTTAACTAGCGAAGACAGAAGTGCTGTGGTTGGGAAAAGTGGTTTGGGGGTTATGATTCGCACAAAAACTGAGACTACAGTAGATGGAGATACCGTTATCTTTATATGGACAAAAAATAATAAATGGGAAATGGTTTATATGAAAGATCTACAGACAGAAAACTCTAGAGAGCTTATACTTAATAAGTATGCCCATATTTTCCGTGATGAGACTCGACAGATTGCAGATGACGCTCAAGAGTCAGGGTGTGGGGTAGATGATGTTTTACGGACTCTAGATGGAGTAAACAAAGAGTCTTATTCTAAGGGGGTTATTAAGTTTAATACAAGTAATAAACCCCGTCCCCCTGTGCAATATGGAACTTACTATAATGCGTCACTTCTTGATGTTTATAATGGAAGAAGAAATCAACTTCATCGAGCCGATTTAACTAATGGCCTAAAAACGCAAAATTATTTTCTTGAAATTTTTGCACTTCCTACCAATTCGCAATCAACCAAGTTTACTTTACTAGATGAAATATCTCTTGTAGATACCACTTTAAATGATGCGGCTAAAATACCTTATGATGCTTGTATCCCTGACCTCACCAAAGGTAGGGGTGTCGTTTCACTACCCACTTTGTATAACACCGCAGGGGATAAGGTAAAACCCGTCCCCATCGAAGAGGTACAAGGGGCTGATATTTGGAATCCAGGAGGTGTCACGGGACCAAATCTTTTATACTTCCCCGAGCCCTTCATATTGCATGAACACCAAGATTACTCCCCTGGCCTTACTGTCTACAAGAACAACAGTCTTTTAACGTCTTTAATGAAAAACGTCGGGGTGGGCTGTCTCTACCCTAGAGTGACGGGCCATCCCCCCTTCGACCTCATGTCCTACACCTACCAAGCTTTTCGCCCTCTTCCTTATACAGGATGTTATGGGGAGACATGGACCAACTGCCAGTGGGGGTGGGATAATTTTTATGGGGGAGCAGGGTCTAGAGGTGTGTTGCAAGGATTCAATACTGTAGCTCCTGTTATTTTTGAAGGATTTACACGGGATTATTTCAAGGAGAGGGGAGCTATGTATGTTAATACTGAGGCAGGGCCAAGCTTTGATCTTTCAGTTGGCACTTGGGCTTCTTTTGGTAGATGGTCCGACCTTACCTTTAATGGACAAATCCGACAACACCCCCAAGCGGATGTTGCAACGACTTGGTACCCTAACCCCCAGGCCGATCCTTCGGGAATTACAAATAAAAAAATTACCCATCCTTTAAGAGCAATGCAAGGAGCTACTACTCAAACCCAATACGGATTCAGACAACAAGGAGGTTACAATAAGATTAAAAACCCACTAGGGTATACGGCTGTAGATGATTTGCTTGAGTATGCGCCTATGGATCATCAGTATGCGGGTAATTGTTATCCAATAGGTTCTCCGACGATGCTTGGTTTTATAAGTAGACGATATCATCCTGAGTGGCCGACTGCATCGATTGAACAAACCGACATCATGCAAACACGAGCTATGGCTAATCCCGCAACTCTGAATCAGTACAGTTCAAGGCACTATTGGTTCAACGAGAACGAAAGCCACTATCAGCATAAGTATAACGGGGTTAATTATGGTCAGTGGGGTATAGGAGAAATAGGAAAAAACCATAATTTTAATAGGCTTCGTGCTCTCCCTACTGAACAGGGGATTTATTATGATATTCATGCCGATAAGCTTTTAAATGGGCAAAAATATACCTTCACTGCTTACATTGCCAAGCCTCCTACTCTTATGGGCCAATTTACTAACGATAGTTGGGGATACCCGAACGGAACACATGGACAAAGTACTTCCATGGGGGGTCAGTGGGAACAGTACAATGCTGGAGCTTGTACCTCTGCGGCAATTACATTATCTCCTATTGATACTTCTTCTACTTTTTCTAAAGTAGTATTAGACTTAGATACGGGGACTCCTGAGTTTACTAAAGGAGGGGAGGGCCTAACGGCAACATGTAGTGCCATAAGTTATACTAC